TCAGGAGTTCCTTGACGCTGCGGCCGAGCGCCAGAGCCAGCCTCAAGTAGAAGAGGCGTTCTGGGCGCTCGGCGAATCGTTTCCCAGCGCCTCCACGGCGGCCGGCGTGAAGGCGTTGAACTCCCACGCGACGTCGAACAGGCGGTTGATCACCGCGCTCGACTTCTTGTTGAGAGCCTCCACCTCGTCGTTCGTGAAGAGGCGGTCGCCGTCTGAGTTGCAGATCGTCAGCACGAGGAACCTCGTGCGGAACGACTCCATCTTCTTGTCGGCGAACGCCTGCTCGAACACGTCGCGATCGGCGCCGCTGATGACGCGGACGCAGACGCTGCCCCCCCACTCGGCGACCTCGACCTCCTTGGTCTTGATGTCCTTCGCTTCGAGGATCGCCTTCTTCGACAGGATCACGGATAACCTCCTACACCGTGGAATCGGTCATACGAAACTTCAACTGGCCGCGAACCACGTCGGCCGTTTGTGCTGTGACGCTCGCGCTCTCGAGGATGGCCCTGCGGCTGACCGAGTAGGCGGAACTGGTGAAAACGAGGATGCCATTGGTCCCGATCAGCGCCTGCGGGTCGGTGTTGCCGCCGTAGAGGAAGTCCACCGTCACCGAGCCGCCTCGGATGTCGCCGGTTGCGACCTGCACCGTGTACCCGCTCGCGTCTCCGAGTCCGGTCATATCAACGATCTCGGCGACCGGCGTCTCCACCTGAACGCCGGTCACCGTCGCGGCGATGCCGTTGAAGGTGAACGTAGCGCTGTGCGGGACGGCCATTTGAAGCAGCACCACAAGGCAAACAAGCAGCGAGTTAGAGGTACACGCCGGCGCTGCCCGCCGCGGGGCTCTAAGTAACTCGCACAGAGACGCTGCCGCGGATGAGATCGCCGACAGATGCCGACAACCTCGAAGAAACGACCGTTCCGGCTTTTGATACTGAGAACGAGCCAGACGCAGACACAGACACGTTGTCGCCCGTCTTGAAGAGCGCTGCGCCGATGTACTCGACGGACACAGTTGGCCGTTCTGAATCTGCCTTGAATGTGTTGTAGGACGTCTCGAAATCGTTCGCTCCGAGTCCCAAATGCGGAGCCGTGATGGTTCGTCGCGCCTGACCACCGTCAACGACGATGCTGGTGACAGATATGCCGCTCGCGCCGGACAGCGTGACCGTTGTCCCTTGAGATGAAGCCATGACGTTTGACTACTCTTTGACGCGGAACGTGGCGCTACCGCGAATGAGTTCGCCGACCGCAGCGCGAACGTTTGACGCGGTACAGGTTCCTTGGCCGGACACGGTGACTCCGCCGATCGTGGCGGAGACAGCGCCTGTTGCGCCAACGGTTGGCAACCCGCTGCCGATGTACTCGAACGTGACCGTCGGATGCTCGTTTTCCGTTCGATACGAATCGAACGTAGGCTCGTAGGCATCCAGCGACGTGGACAGGCTCGCGCCTGAAATTTTCTGACGCTCGCCCGAATACTCGATCGTGACGGTGAGAAGGTTTCCAGAAACCCCCGGAGCACTCCCAGAAGCGTTCCCCTGTGAAGTTGCCATCGCTTACGCGACGCGGAACGTCGCACTCCCAGAGACGAGGGCGCCGACCGACCCGCCGAGCGACGCGGACGCACAGGTTGCGTTGCCGCTGAAGTTGATCGGCCCCGTGATCGACAGGGAGCCCGACGCGCCGGCGGTGAGGATGTTCGTTGAGATGTAGTCAACGGTGACCTCGCGGTCGGTCGCGAAGCCGCCGACGAACTCTCGCCGCTGGTTCGGGCCGATGCCGAGGTGGCTGCCGTCGATGAGGTCTTGCGTGTCATTGACCTGCACGCTGGTGATCGTCAGCGTCGTGCCGCCGAACGAAAACGTCAGTCCCTGTGCGGAAATACCAGCCATTGCCGCGCCTCCTTGCGCCTAATTGTGTTTGTCTGTCGGCTAAGACTGCGACTCCTGCCACCTCGCCTGCCACAGTTGCCGGACCTCGTAGGCCGGAGGCATCTGCGAACCGACGGTGGTGGGGTCGAGGAAGTCGTCCGTCTCCGACACCAACCTCATATCTTCAATTGTAACCCCGGCAAGCGTGCCAGTTCGGCCGTCCAGCGCAAGCCGGACGTCGTCCGCGAGTTCCCTAGCGGCGTCGTGGGTGAGCGCCCACGAGGCGACTTGGATGCTGACCATCGGCAGGTAGAGCGGCCCCGAGAGCGTCGACTCGCGGGCCACATTTGCTCTCTTGTAGACAAGGAACGGGAAGTCGGTCTTCGGCACCGCCACGGCGTAGATGCGGAACCCGACCCGCCGGGCCACGGCCGGGTTGCCGGCGAGGACTTGATAGACGAGCTTTTCGGGCTGGAGGAGCATGGCTAGTTGCTCAGGTCGGCGACGAACTTGGTCAGGGACGCCCGAACGGCCGACAGGACGGCCTGCCGGCTGTCTCCGATGGCTCGCTCCATCGGGTGCGTGGCACGCATGGCGCCGTAGGTTTCGTTGGGCGACAGGAAGTACGGCCGCGTGCCGCCGCCGCTCGTGCGGACAAACGCCCCGCGGCCGGTCCTCCGGGCCGGGTGCCGCTCGTTGATGCTGCCCATCAGGAAGTAGTACCCGCGGCCCATCTGCTCAAACTGCTCGTTGTCGAAGACGAACCCGCCGTCGCGGTTCGTAATCCGCCGGAAACGCCGGTTGATCTTCTCGTGGACGTTCAGGTACGTGCGGCGGTTCTGGGTCGCTGGCCGGCGGCGGTCGGTGCCGAATTCGACGAGCCAAGCGTGGTTTCCGGCCCCCTTCTCCTCGACGTCCCACTCTTTGCCAGCCACGGCGTGCTGCGGGCCTGCGACGGCGATGTAGATGCCTTCGTAGGTCCGCTTTCCCTTCCGCGAGACCGTGGCCCGGCTCAGATTCCCGGTGACGCTGTTGACCTTCCCGCGGTACGAGTCGCGGACGGCCTCCATGCCTTTGATGATCGACTTCTGGAGGTAGCCGCCGGGGTCTTGCAGGCACTTGTCCGCCGCCCGCTCGAGCGCCGTGATCAGGTCGCCGATGCCGGAGATGTCGAAACTGGCGAACGACTCCGCCGCCTCGCGTGCCGTGCCGCCGCGAGGAAGAATCCGCGAGGTCGTTGCGTCGAGGCGAACTGCCATCACTGCACCTCTCTGGCGAGCATCTCGAGGTACGTGCGCTTCCCGCGCTCCGTCACGCTCGCCAACTCCATTGTCCTGCCCCTCCAGACCACGCGGTGGAGGTGCGTAACATCCGCTCGGTACCGGATGCGGATGCGGTGGGTGGCGATCACGTTGGCCTGCTGGGCTTGCAGGACGTCCCGGCTCGACAGCCCCTCAACCTGCGCCCAGAACGTCCCGACGGTCGTCTCCCACGAGAACGTCGACTCGCCCGAGAAACTCCGCGTCTCTGTCGGGGCGAGGACCGTGACCCGCTCGGTGTACTTGCCGATGTCGATCACGACACGCTCCCGTTCCCGAGGAGCACGATGTCGTAGGAGCCGCCGTTGGTTCCGGTCACCGTCACGCCGGAGGCCGACATACCCGTCGCCGACGGGTCGGACTGCACCGCCACGGCGCCGGCCGCCACGGTCAGGCCGGAGGCCGGGAACGGCGCCCCGGCGAACGCGAGGCTCGACGCCCCCTTGTTTCGCACGTAGTAGAGTTTCACGGCCGTGAGCGTCACGGTGACCGTGGCCCCATCACGGACGTCCGAGAGCGTTGCCAGCGAGAACGTCTGCGACGCCCCCGAAAGCGTCTTCGTGGCACTCCACGCCAGTTGGGCTTGGTTGCCCGCCGAGCCGTTCGTCAGCGACTGGGCGTAGGACGCCGGCGTCACCCGCAGCGACGAGGACAGGTCCGTCGCCGAGGTCTCGTGGGCCAGTACCGACAGGCTGATCTGTGCCGAGAATGCCATCGCTCACGTCCCCATCGCGTAGAACTCGTACCGTTCGGAAGGCACGCCGCCAACCCGGAGGATCGATCCCCCGACGGTCGTTCCGAACCCGTCCGAGTTCGGGCACGACAAAAGCCACGCCCCCAGCGGCCGGATCGGAAACCCGCGGAGCGTCAGGCTCCCGAGGTTGACCATCGGCGAGAAGTTCCACGACGTCACGTCCTGCCGGAAGATCGAGAACTGCGTGCCGTTCCAGCCGGCCGACAGGCCGATCGCCGACGTCTCCGAGAGGTTCTTGACGAAGAGCAACTTCACGACCGCGAGGCCGCCTGTTGCGAAGTCAATCTCGTCGTACCCGATCGCTCCGAACGTCCGCCGCTCCGCGTACACGAGGTCGCAGTCGCCGGCGTCCACGCCGATCGAGATCGGCTTCACCTCGACACCCGTCGCCAGCCCGCTCTGCGTCGTGCGACGGGCATCGACGCTTGCGCGAATCTGGGCGGTGAGTGTCATCGGTAGCCGGCCCACCCGGAGGCCGCCAAGAGCGTGTCGAACGTCTGCGGCACCGGCAGCACCTGCGAGTAGCCAGTGACCACGGGCTGCCGCATCTCGAACCAGTGTGCGACCAAGAGCGCGATCGCCTGCCGGAGGATCGGCGGCGTCGAGGCACCGGAGGAGCCGTAGCCGGCCGTCCACTGCACGACCACGCTGTTCTCGTCGCCGCGAACCGCCGGCCAGACGCCGTTGTAGTTGGGGTAGATGCGGCCCGGCGTCGTGTAGCGGTCCACCTGAAAGTCGCCGGCGGCGCTTGAGAGCGAAAGGTTCTGCCCTGCCTCGTTGCGGTAGGTGACCGTCACGGTCTCCGGCTGCATCGGCGGGCGGGGCAGAATGAGTTCCCAGATCGGGAACACGTCATAGCGGGCCTGCCAGACCTGCGTGATGACGCTGATGTCGAGGATGTCCTCGACGTACTGCCTCGCGGCCGTGATGTACGTCTGGACGAGAGCGTCGGAGGTGTCGTCGTCGATCCTGCACTGCGCCTTCGCCTCGGCGAGGCTCAACGGCTCGACCACGGGCGGCGTGGCTTGATACAGGCTCCGGTACGGCGTGATTCCGATCGTCGGTGATCGCGGCTCGCCGTAGACAATCGTGACGTTCATTTCTTCGGCTTCCTGCGGTGCTGCTCGACGGCCCGCTCGAGCGGCGGATCGGTCGCGTCCGCGGTCTCAACCTCTGGCGGAGCCGGCCGGACCTCCTCGATCAGGCCGCGGGCGGCTAGGACACGGGCCATCCCGTCGCCCCAGTCGAACTCTTGGCCTTCCTTGTAGTTCGCGAAGTTCTTCTTGATCCGCACTCTCATGCCACGAATCCCCACGCGCCCTCCGGCGCCTGCTGGCCGCTGTTCCAGTACTCGGTCGTGTGCTGCTGAATCTTGCCGCCCTCGGTGGTGCGGCTGGGCCATGTGATCATCAGTTCGGCGTGGCCGACGCTGACGTGCGTCGCGATGCCCAGCGTGTTGCCGGCGGACTCCCACGCTCGCCAGAATGCGATGTCCTCATCGACGTGGCCGCCGGTGAACTCTCCCTGCTCGTTGGCCTTCGCCAAGAACCACGGCTTGGGCGTCTTCTTGAGCGCCGAACACCGCAGGAACGTGCAGCCGAAGTGCGCCGTCGCGACCCGCTGGACGGGCTTCTTGAACCAGTCCTCGTCGACCGTCGTCTGCTGCTCCGGCGTCACGCCCGGCAGGGCGAACATCACCGCGTTCGCCTCCCGCTTCGTCTGGAGCGGGGCGATCGCGTCCACTCCCGAGTGCATCAGGAGTGCGAGCAGCGCTTCGATCGTCTTCGACGTGAAGATCGTGTCGTAGTCGAACGTCAGGATCACGTCGTGGTTGTCCACGACGGTTTCCATCGAACGCTGGAGGCATTGCCCCCAGAACGCCCCGGTGTACTTGATCGGCGAGATGCGATGCGGCGCGAGAGCCTGTGCGACGCAGAAGAAGTTGTCCGTGAAGCCGAGGCGTGGCGTGCTCATCAGAGCAGCCACTTTGACCTCGGCTTCCACGTTGCCGATACGCAGTAGCATGGAGTGCTCCTTGGAAGGAGCGGGGGCGCCTCCATGCGCCTGCTCGGCCGTCATGGCCGTCCCGCTGTACGGGAATCAGCCCTTGACCCACTTGGCGACGTTGACCTCGGCGTCGGTCGACGGGAACTCCTCGCCTCGCGACAGGAGCGCCACGACGCTGACCGCGGCGGTCACGTCGGGGGTCACCGTCACGCGGAGGTACCGCTTCCGAGCCTTGCAGTCGACGTCCATCTTGACGATGGAGCCGACCGAGGTGCTCACCGCCGACATCGTGAAGCCGCTCGCGCCGTCCTTCACGAAGGCCGCGACGTCGCCGTAGGACGAGTTGTCGTCGGACTCTTCGATCTTCAGGACGCTCGCGAACGCCGTGCCGGCGGAGGGCGCCTTCGACACGACCACGGAGGCGTAGTCGTAGTTCCGGCGGTCGACGACCATCGTGGTGGTGGCGGTCGAGCCGACGGTGACCGGGCCGCTCGTGTGGCCGACGACCTTGAGGTTCTGGCTGTGGATCATCTCTGGCGTTCTCCTGTTATCACGAGGCCGCGGACTTGAGGGCCACCACCGGGCCGACCTCGCTGGTCGATCCGAGGGAGTGGTGGTTCACGTCGAACCGCATCGTCCCTTGCAGGAGGAGTTGGTCCGTCGTGGCGTAGACCTGATCGTAGAGCCGGACGCTGAAGTCACGCCGGCGGGCGTAGATGCTCGACAGGCCCATGTTGCCGAAGAGCACCTTGACCTTGTTCGCGTCCGCACCCAGCGTGCTGTTCATGACATGCACTAGGGTGACGCCGTATCCAAGAAACGTGTCGACCGTTCCAGCCTGCACGTTCTCGAC